GCAAGTAGCACTACAAGTGCCAGAATTAAATACATCAAACAACGCCTTATTGCTACTATCAATAATAAACTTTATGAATTAAATGCTACTCATACTGGCGGTGGAGCTCTACCTACAGACCACTATACCCATCCACAGACTGACTGGACTTGGACTACCATTGCAGAAGGACCACAGGCTATCTATGTAGGTGGCTATAGTCGTAAGAACTCATCTATCTATAAGATTACTTTAGATCTTGCTAATGCTAATGCTCTTGGATTCCCAGAACTTAGCGTTCCAACGGTAACTGTTGACCTACCTGAAGGTGAAATCATTAACACCTTTGATACCTACCTTGGAACCTATGCAGTACTTTGTACTAGCAAGGGTGTAAGAGTGGGAGTACTTAATGCTGATGGAGATATCTCCTATGGACCGCTTCTATTTGAAGCAGAATGTACCGATGTAACCTTCAGAGATAGATTTGCTTATGTATCTACAAAGGTAGGCGGAGAGTCAGGCCTAGTTCGCATTGACCTTGCTCAACCTATTGAGGCTAATAGCCTTGTCTTTGCCTATGCTTGGGATGTATATGCCTCTGGTGAGACTACAGTATCTAACTCAGTAGCCTTCCTAGGTGCCACAGATCGTGTAGCTTTCTGTGTTCCTGGTGATGGTGTGTGGATTGAATCATATGGAGTTAAGGTAGCAAGCGGTTACCTGCAGACTGGTTATATTAGATATAACACCACCGAGAATAAAGTCTTCAAGTTATTATTCCCACGCTTTGACTCTGCAGATGGTGGACTATCTATCCAATCAATCGATAAGAACGGTACCACTTACAGCATCGGTAGCTTCCTGCAGGATTCTACTGTGAGTGAAGTTGGTATCCCTTATCCTGTTGGAGCATTTGAATACCTTGCATTTAAGTTCACAATGACTCGCTCTAGTGATGACTCTACTTTGGGTCCACTATTTACGGGCTATCAAGTTAAAGCCCTGCCTGCTGTACCAAGACAGCGCTTGATTCAGTATCCATTATTCTGCTATGACCACGAGACAGACCACTTCGGAGTAGAAGTGGGATACGAAGGCTCAGCCTGGGCAAGAATGCAGGCGTTAGAGGCTATCGAAAATACTGGCGATACGGTCAGAGTAGAAGACTTCAGGACTGGTGAAACTTATATCGGTTTAATTGAAGAGATGGACTTTATCAATCGCACACCTAGTGACAAGAGATTTTCTGGCTTCGGCGGAATGCTCTTGGTCACCATCCGTTCTGTATAAGGAGAACATAAATGACCCCTGCTGACTGGGCAATACTAATTGCCACCATTCTTGGAATAGCCTCAACTATATTTATGGGACTACGTTGGGTAGTTCGTTCATTTCTTTACGAACTTAGGCCCAATGGTGGGTCCTCATTAAAGGACACAGTTAATAGGCTAGAGAGCAGGGTCGATGAAATCTATAAGATTTTGGCGGAAAGAGGATGACAGATGAAAGTAAAGATAGCTCGCAAAGCAACTCCTGCTGCTACTGCTGTGCTGAGACAAGCGACAGCATTGTGGCCCAAGCGCAAGAAAGCATCCGACGGATTATTGCCCTCGTTGGCACACATCAAGGCCAGTCCCAACAGCGATCACAACACGGGTCTTGCTGTTGATTTAACTCACGACCCGAAGGCTGGTGTGAATTGTGATATCTTCTTCGAAGCTTTTAAGAAAGACAAGCGAGTCTCATACCTCATCTTCAAAGGTAAGATCTGGTCAAGGCAGCGAAAGTCAGAAGGCAACAGAAAGTATACTGGTAGTAACCCTCACGATAAGCACCTACATATTTCTATTAACCCTGACTGCGCTAGCGATACTAGCGACTGGTTCTGGTGGATAGAAAGTAAGCCAAAGAAGACACCAGCAACTGTAGTAAAGGTTGCTGCATTAAAGGTCCATAAGCCAAAGAAGAAGCCAGCACCAAAAACCACAAACGATAAGTTACGCAAGAAGTCAATCCTTGGTTCCTTATTTAAGAAAGGCAAGAAATGAAAAAACTCCTAAAGAAGTTCAAGAAACCTGAGTTCAAGGCTGCGTTTAAGTCCTACCTTAGAGCAGTACTAGCATCAGCGGTAACTATGGGTATAGCCCTAGCTACTGATGTAGCTCCAGAGTATGCAGTCCTCATCGGTGGTATCACTGCTCCGCTGATTAAGTGGGCAGATAAGGCTGAAGAAGATTTCGGCCTGAAGTATGATAAGGCCAGCAAGAAGAAGTAATTAGCTAAGCGCGAGGCAAAGCCCCTGTTCCCTTAAATGGGAATGGGGGCTATTTTTTGTTGTCTAAAGCAGGTCCTAGGATGCCCGAAATCGGGGCTGTGAGGCGATTTGAGGTAGGTTTGGTGTGAGGTTTAAGGGTAAATACTAGGGTAAACCTAACACTTCTATATTCAAAAGCGTATAGATGTGTTATTAGGTGTGAGGTTTATCCAACGGACAGGGAGCTTTTAGTAGGTTTCCGCAGTTAGCACATTCAACATCTAAGCCATACCAGCAGATCTCATAGTCATCGAATTGGACATAAGTATTAAAAACTGTACAACCGCAGACGCATTGATGCGTCGGACCAACGGATCTAAGGTCAGTAGCTTGTACTGGTGGTAGACTATTTTTCCGCAGGAAGAGTAGACGGAGCCGCACAGACTGCCCTCACTTCCTTCGGCCCGTGAGGGCCGCCGTTTCTGTAATTCGCCTACGGCTCATATTGTAGAAACCGATGGGAGTGTCGCAGGTGCGACACGCCGTATGTGATGTAAAATTTTTTTGTGACTACATTAGTAGCTGTACAGACCGATGAAGGAGTCTGCCTTGCGGCAGACAGTCAGATAACCGAAGATAATCTACGGACCGTTAGTACTTCCACTCCGAAGATTATTCACGTCGGGAAGTACCTGCTGGGTATAACAGGTGATTCACGACCTGGTGATATCCTTGCCTATAACTGGACTCCGCCGAAATATACAGGCGCAGATCCTGTGCTCTGGATGGGAAAGAGAGTACTGCCGTCCATCATCGCGGCTTTCAAAGAGAATGGATACGACCCTTATGAAGCGGGCAAAGAAAAAGACTCAGGCTTCGACTACATTATTTCGTTTGATGGCAATGCGTTCCACATTGCGTGTGACCTCTCGTTCATCCAGTCGGACTACGGGATTTATGGCATCGGGTCTGGTGGTCAGTTTGCTCTTGGTTATCTTTATTCTCATCTGGGTTCTATCAAACCATCTACTGTAGAGCGACACGCCCGACGAGCTGTTGAGATTGCGTCGGTCCTTGACGTCAACACTTGCCCGCCCATACAGTTGGTCACTCAATCTAAGGAGGGGTAATGCAGAAAGACTTTGGTTCACTGACTATTCACGTGAATCGTTATTATCTCAATAACTTTGCAGTTGGTATTGATTTCTACCAACTCAAAGAATGGAAGACTGACATACTAGAGGCTTCAGTATTACAGTTGAGTTTCTTATTTTTTAATGTTACCTTTACGAAATGGCACCGATGGATATAAAAGAACTTTTAGTCAAAGCTCTGCACGATAAAGAGAATAAACGTGGCAGATCTACACAGGTACAGATAGGCCCATCAGAACTTGGTGGTTGCCGTCGTAAGGTTTGGTATCGGTTGAATGGTCAACCAGAAACCAATGACAACGAGCTAAAGCTCGCAGCGATTATGGGTACTGCTATCCACGCTGCAATAGAGAATGCACTTGCTGACAATAAAGAAGTTCTACTGGAGCAGACTGTCGAATACGGCGGGATGAAGGCTCACGTAGACTGCTTTATTCCTGGGACAGGTGATGTCGTTGACTGGAAAACTACTAAGGCTAAGAACCTTAGTTACTTCCCGTCACAACAACAACGTTGGCAGGTACAAGTCTATGGTTATCTAATTTCTAAGTCTGGCTTGGGGAAGGTCCAAACGGTGAACTTAGTAGCCATACCTCGTGATGGGGATGAAAGAGATGTCCTAGTGCACTCTGAACCCTATGACGAATCCGTCGCGCTAGAGGCGCTCGCTTGGTTGGAAGCAATAAAAACATCGGACGCAGTTCCTAATCCTGAAAGGGATGAGAGCTATTGCAAGTTTTATTGCAAATACTACGACGCCTCTGGTGAGATGGGATGCGTTGGTCTAAAAAAAGAACGTATCAAAAACGAGCTACCTCAGATAGAGAATGAGGAAGCATCGCTGGACGCGCTGCACTACACACAGGTAGACCAGCAGATCAAAGATTTAGAGACAAAGAAGAACGAGCTACGCGATAAATTGCTCGGCATTACTGGAGTTACTTCAACTGGATATGAAGTCAAATGGACTACAGTCCAGAGTAATACGGTTGACAAAGATGCAGTGGAGAAAGCACTGGGCTTTGTACCAACCAAGCAAGGAAAAGAAAGCGCAAGGCTTTCGATTAAGAAAATAGGAGATAAGTAAATGGCTGCACCAGAAAACACAAAACT